CATCATGTGTCGTGGCTATTGGTGTTTCATTTAGATAGACCCCTTGAAACCATGAATCCGTAAGAATACCGTTTTTATTACAAATCCCCTCTATAGGGCCTTCACATAAAAGATCTAAAATTTCTGCCACCGTGTAAGATGCCGCTACAGAGTATTTTCCTATAAAAGGAGGCTTAAGCCAAGGCCTTGGTGGCGGTGGGGCTTTTGGTTTGCCTCTCCAACGAGCTCCAGACAGCATTACTTTTTTTTCAAAATGCTTCATATTTAATATGTGCTTGAATTAGCTATTTTAGTCCTAAAACTTCCTTCGGAAAGATATGCGTCCGTTATTCGGTAATTAGTTTGATAATCTATTTCTCTAAATCCGATAACGTTAGAACCTATAATCATTCTCCCATATCCTATGGGTAGAGCATTCCCCTGTCTGGTTATATTGGCTTTGTTTGAAAATTTATAAGACTGCTCTAGAGATCTAGATTCTGAAGAAGACAATACAGGATCTGGTCCGTCTGGTGTCAAAGCTGCCAGCAAAACAGCTGCAACCACAGAGATGGCTATCAACGCAAGGGTTGTAGCAACGAGGCCCCAACCTGCAGCTATAACAGCAGCAGAGGCAAAAGAAGCTATAATAGGAATAAGGAACGGAAGAATCTGACCGACTATCATTGGCACTATTTCCATTTCTTTGCAATTTGAAAGATCTTTTTCTGTGCAGTCCGAGATGTCTTTGCCATCAATAATCATAGCATAATGAAAGCCTTGTTTATGCATTTTCATAACCTCTCTTTTAAATCCTTCGTTGCTAGCATCTATAGCGTCAACAACCAATTTTGGATCAACTAAATTAAGTTCAAAATCTTCGCCAAACTTTTTAGCCAAATATCCGTGTAATTTAATTTTAACCATTGTATATGTTAATGTTTTTTGTGAATTTTTCAAAATAATCGACGTTGTAGTCAATAAGTTTTGGTTTTGCTAGGCCAAACTTTTTACTGTTTATGGAATAAACAAAAAATGGCAAGCAACTATGCTCACAAGACGAAACATCAAATTCAGATGGTTTTTCGTCTCCTTTTATATGGCTATGGAAAACGCCAATAAAGCTATTATCTTTTTTAAACAATAGGTAGTCTATAGGGTTGATTTGGAAGTGGTTTTTTTTATCTGGAGAGTGGTTTTCGCATAACTTTAATATGTATTTTTTGTTTTCTTCATTATAACCAACAAACCCACAAATTTCCATAGACATAAACCTATCAGACCATTCAGAGATTTTTTCTAGAATATTATTTATTTTTTTATTTTCGTATGTCATGATCTAAATTGATATTTATTAGTTCGAACAAAACCGCCAAAAGGAACTGACCCATATTGATGCCTATCCATACAAGCGCAAAGCTGTTTAGAACATCCGTCTTTTTCCCAAAAATCTGGATTAGAATAAGGGTCTTTGTTATAGCTGTTTTGTTTAGCTACATAATATACAGGGATAAATGGGCCCCCTGAGTCTGCGATACCCTCTCTAAATTCATAGGAGCCAGGATAAGAAAATCGAATACCAGAATTAACAAAAACATAGTCACCTTTAGAATATGAGACATTACCATACCAATAACCTCTATCTGTAAGAATTGATTCAGGAATATAATTTCCAGCAGCATCCCTTAAACAATCCCCTGCTTCTGTCGCTCTTGGTTTACCAGTAAAACCACATCCTATACCCCTATAATCAAAGGGGCAATGTTTAGCCATTATCCTCCTAGAAGTATTTTTTGTGGCTTCTGTATCTAAAGGAGATGTTAGCTCAAATTCAACAAACATTTTAGTCTCCGAAATTTTTTGAGATACTATAAACGTTTCTTCTGATATTTGCGCTGAGAAATCCTGCTTTCCAAAAGGGTTTTGTTGGGACTCAAAATTAACATTGTCTAAAAATCTAAGGAATGTTCTTTTTCTTACAAATTTAGCATTTTTAAAGTCATCATATGCATCTAATAAAATAGTAAAATATCGATCGTTACCGTCATAATAGTTAGAGATTTTTATAGTAGGTCTATTTATTCCCCCTTTGGCATCGTTTTCGATCCCTTCTATTTCTATTGGAGCTGGGAAATATTGTTGACCCTGCCAAAATATTGGACCTCCAAAATTAGATCCGTTATGCAAATTTAAATAAAACCACGGCCTGTTTATTGTGTCTGGGTATATTCTATATAATTCAATAATAGCTGACGGCTCTAACGACAAAAGCTCTTTTGCTACTTTTGATGATGCTCCTCCAAAAGGAGCCCCAAAAGAGAACTCATCTTGTATAACTGGTACTTCGTATGCCATAATTAATCCGTTTTCCTTACTGTATTATATACACCTTGTTTTATTATATGAATTTTTATTTTTATTTAAACTTGATTTTGTTGTTTTAAATCTTATTATATAAATAAGACGAACCATGAATAATATAATATATAGAGTTTACGATCAAAAAGAAAGATACCACCAAAGCTACTCAGGAAAACTGGAAGAGTCTTATGAATGGGCAGTTTATTGTGCCAATAATATCAACGGCAAAATATACGAAGCAAAAATAAACGAAAAAGGAGAAACGTCATCTTCTGCTTTAATTTTCCCTAAAAATGGAAACAAAAAATAAAAATTTAGGATCTGTACTAGGTTTGGATTTAACTGATGAAAAAGATTTGCATGACCTTAATTATTCATGTTTTATAAATAAAAACATAAGTGACGAAAGTTTTTATTGCGGCTCTGTTTGGAACAGGATACGCAATCACGAATTACAGCTTTCTGGATTATACGAGGCTGAGATAGCCCTTAAGTATTCTTTGGAGGGTGAAGAATGTATAAACGAACACGAAAATAACGACACAAAGGAAGACGAAAACTTAAACAGTGTAGATTTTCTTTACTCTTTCTTTTTTAAAGACATGTCAAAAAAAAGATTAAATTGCTTTACGATGCTTAATTTAAAACAAAAAAGAAAAGCCATTAAAGAACCTTCTTTGTTTGTTTCTGGATTAGCTCTTTCTTTTTTAGAGGCAATGAAAATATCAAAATATGAAATAATTGAGCTTCTTATTGAAAAAGAGGGGGAATACTTAATCTTACAAATGAAAGACAAACTACCTTTCATGAAGTTGGTAAAAGGAACAAAAAACGAAAAGAGACTTATTGTAAAAAAAGAAAACCTAGAAAGGTTCATTAAAGAAAATAAAATAGCCCAAAAAGAAAAAAACACAACTAATTTTGAGTTAAAATTTGAATTTAAAAATGAATAAAAAAGAAAATAAATTCCTTGTAGTCGGGACAAACTCTATCGTAAGTGATTTGCAAGATGAATCGTTATTCTTGGATTGTTTTGATTTTTCCCCCAAAGAAACACTAGTAAGAGCAGAACTTGATGAAAAAGCTTATATTTTTGATTTACGTTCTATAGTATTTAACGAACATGGTTTTTTTCTTAAGGGTTTTATTTCTGACGAAAAGAAAAATGTTGGCAGAGTTGTCATGAAATATTTGCCAGAATAATGTTTTTTGTGTATGTATTGTTATGTCAACATCAACACAATCAACCCTTTTAAAACAAGTAGGTCATTATGGCGGCGAAAGAGTTGTCGATGCCACAGTCACTGGTAAATTCATGGCAATCCATGCTCTAGGTGATTGCATCATCGGCGCTGGAACAGTGGGTAGTATATCAAATTTTGTAGGTGCTAGTGTCGCCCTTGGCGATGTTATCGTTGGAGAGGGGTCTGCTATTGAAATAGCTGGAGACGCTATCGTTTATTACGCAACTTAATAATGAGACTGTTACGGATAACTGGTAATTCAATCTTCAGAAAGCTTAGGGCAATAGTTTCTGAAGCTACTTGTTGCACAGCTCTGTGGAAAGATTCTAACGCTTGGTTGGATGATTGTTCTTGGGTTGAAGAAGACCATGATTTCTTATGGAACAATCCAGACATCTGGAACAACGAACAAACCT